GATAGCGTTGATCGCGTTCTGGAGGCTTGTGACGATGGTGGTAACCGTCAGAGTTCCAGACTCTGCATTGCTAGGAGTCGTGTAGGTAGCAATCCCATCACTGGCATATGTGTAGACGAAGCTCTCTTCGGCAACACGAACAGTGAATGTTTTGCCAGCTTGTGTAACTTGAACTTCATCACCGACTCGCCAGCCAACGCCTCCGTTCTTCAGGATGACACTGGCTGAATAGCGAGAGCGATAGGCGTTAGCCGCAGAATCAAGGTACGCAGCACACTGGTTGACAATACGGAATTGCAAACCTGTCTTAGCCCCCTGGGTCACTGCATGATCCTGTGCGGAGTTCTGAGTGCAGACACCTCCGTCAGCTACCTCGTAAGAGCCGGGGGTAATCTCAAGCCTTGATGCTGAGTAAACCTTCGTAGGCGTGCTTCCAGCACCATCACGAGAGAGGTCAACACTGTAAGTAGTGTTGTATGCGACAGAGTTGATAATCACAAGGGCCTCATCGGGCCTGGAGGTGGTATCCACCTCGTTCATTGTGATCTCACGTTCCTTGTTCGCGATTAGCGTATAATCTGCAAGTGGCAAGTACGACAGGCTACTTGGATCAGTAAATGACAAGTAAGCATCAGCCCCAGGCCTAAGCGTTACCGTCTTTTCGATACCAGTAACAGCATCCCAAACCCTAACAATAAGGCTAGGGTTACGGTAGATGCATACAATATACTTCTCGCTTTGATCCCTGAAGATCGGGAACCACTTAGCGTTGGCTGGGATATTGATAGCTAGTCGCCCAATGAACTCTGTAGCAGGCCTCTTCTTGCAGCCAAAGGTGGGATCGAGAAAAGCATTGACAGCTTCTCTAACCTGACCCGGAAGCTTAATGGGATCTGGCTGCTGACTAACGCCACCAAGCAGATTAGGGATTGATTGAGAAACTGCTGCCATTGTTAGATACTTCTACGACGACGATTTACTGCGTCATAAGGACGGTAGTGAATGGCGCTGGTTTCACCCGCGACATTGCTAAAGATGCTGTAGTCCGCCTGGCGTGTTTCGTACTCCATGCATGCTGCTCGTGCAACACTCTCCTCACGTTCTGAGTACTTCACAGCCTCTGCTGAGCCAACAGCACGGCCAGCAAACAGGTTCGCAGCTCGGATGGCTGCATACTGTTTAAAGACCTCAGGCATATCAATAAAGTCAAACGTCCAAACCACATCCAGGTTCAACGTTTCTGAGAAAGTGAATGTATGAGCTTTCTTGTCATACAGCTTGCCATTTCGAATGATGATGTCCCGATCATCCCAGGGGACAAGATCAAGAGCTAGCAGGTTCGAAGGTACGACAATCTCACCGTTAGTGTCAGGAACGAACGGATAGTCCTGTTCGGTATTGAAGTGCCACTGCTCAGTCTGCAGTGCATTGGTCACTTCATCAAGGATGCTCTCAGCAAGCTTAATTGCAGGGTTGCTTGCATCAATACTAGTTACAGGCGACTGACCAACGTTCGAAAGAATGATGTTGATAGCCGCTAGCTTAGTGAGCTTTGCCATTAATTTCTAGGGAATGGTATGCCCCGAGGGACCCGAAGGTCCCAGGGGCCGTTATCAGGCCTTGGCTTGGATCGAGCCAGCCACAGAGGTACGCAGAGAACCGCAACCCATGGCGAGCTTGCCCACGATCAGGTCGCCCTGATACTGCACATGGAAATCACCAGAGGTGGTTTCGATGCTGGGGGCCACAGCTTCCACGGTGCCGGCAGCTTCACGATGGAAGACCAGACCAGCACAGGTGGTGTTGGTGTGAGCGTAGTTGTTGTTTTCGCCGGAGATAGCGGCGCCACCAGCAGCCATGAAAGGCAGGTGGTTGGACTTGTACAGACGAATGCCGGCAATGCTGTAGAGGCCTTTGCCGCTGTTCATATCGCCTTGGTCGTTGCCGAGCTCACGGTTGAGGATGTTGGTGTCAACCGAGGAGATCAGGCTGTAATACTGGCGGGGGCTAAGCACGGCCACACGACCTTCCTGGGGAGCATTGCGCTCGTCCAGAACAGCAGCAGCTTCAAAGAAGCCATCCACCAGGGCCTGGGCGTTGAACTGGTTGTTAGCACCAATCTTCACCTCGAAGCCACCAAGCTCGCCAGTCACGACAGAAGCTTCGCGGGAAGCGTTGTCGAGCACACGGGCAATGCGCTGGTCATAGAAGGCAGCCATGGCCTCACCAATCTGCTTCGAGATCTCGGCTCGCTGGCTGTACTGAGAGAGAACCTCGTCGAGGTCATACACAAACTGGCTGGAGACCAGCAGGTCATCCATCAGCAGGGTTTTCTCGTTGGCCTTCAGCGCGGTGTCGCCCAGCAGGGGGGTCCCCGGAGTATGGAAACCAGCGCCGAGTTTCCCCGTCATGAGGAACTGCTTGCTCTTACCACCACGCAGGCTGTAGGAGCGAATCAGGCCCTTAAAAATAGTAGCAGCGTTGAACGCAGTGAACACTTCACCGCTGAACAGAGTCAGAGCGGTGGCGTACTTAGTTGCGTAAGTATTACCTTGGTTACCGTTAACGGCATTAGGCCGTGTAAGGTTTGCAATGTTAGTCATTTGAAAGAACTAGGAGAAAGTTTGTTTGTTCGGTCAGCCGATCAAATCCTTTTCAGATGAAAGTTGTCCTCCGCAGAGGGCTCTCTCCTACTCTTGAATTGTCTCTAAAGACCTAGATCTTTCCTTGCAAGGATTGCCGTAACAATGCCACGGACACGGGCGATAGGAATAGGGTCCGACTATGAGGTGCCCTACTCCCCTTCCTTCCTGCCCTGTAAGAGCCTCGGATCAACCAAGAGCCAGGACAAGTTCGCCGTTATTAAGCCACGGGCGCGGGCTAGCGTGGGATGTACTTGTACTCCCAGCTCTCAGCAGGCTCCAGATGAAGCCCAATAGAAATCCGCAGTTTGTTTGGTTTGGTAGGAGTAAAGGGGCAGTGCAATAAGCTGGAATCAAAAATCACTGCCCGGTTTGGCTTGTAGTCAACTACGTCTTCCCCTACTACCAATGCCCCACCCCACTCCTCATTCCAAACAGGTGATGAGAAATGAATAAGGCTGGTATGCCCCTGGGGACCATCGATGTGCCAGTGCGAGTCAGTGCCTGCTGTTTGTCCATTCACACCAACCCTTTTCACCTTCATCGGACTGAAGTGGTTTCGAGGGATGTTGTGGTACAACAACCAGCCAAGCCTAGACTCAATGTCAGGCTTGAAGATTCGCCAAACACATGTTTTATCGTCATGACCGCTAAAGGGGGGATACTCCCAGTGCGGCCCTGACAACATCTGAAGCGCGATGTCCCAGCGTCTAGCATTTAGATAATCATCAATGATGATCATATCTTGATGTAGTGGGTCATCTTTACTGTGTCAATAACTCGAGCCTCAATCACGAAGAAACGCTTCAAACGCTTCCCTTCGTATGGATCGGAGTTATGGATTAGGTTCGATGGGTGGACAACGAACATCCCCGTTTGAGGGAGAAGCGTATGAACCATCGTCCAGTTCTGCCTTCGTGACTTACCATTTGGGTTCGGGTCCTGCAGCTGTAGGCGGCCCATCGGGAACTTGTCATCCGAACCCTCTTTTTCGTTCTTGTCGAGATCCAGATAGTAGACACACACATAATGTGAGTCTTTATGGTTATGAGGCTTAGCTCGTTCACCAGGCTCCATCTTGCGGCAGACGCAGAGGAACTCAATGTCATACACGTCAGGCTCAAGATACTGATCAATGTGCATCATTGAGCGGACGCGAGTCTTGGCAAATTCCTTAAGCTTTTGTACAGCCGGATCCTCTTCAACAAAGAAGTTATAGCCAGGACGCTGAGGGTCCAGAATATCGATCACATGATCGTACCGTTGATAGTACTGCTCATGGAGCTCGATCAGCTTTTGCTTCTCTTCGTCCTCAAGAACTAGGTAGTCTTCCAGTACGTGTGTGGGCCACAGCGTATGGAGTTTCGTCACAGCAGATCCTTGCTAATAGATAGTCGCTGCTCCACATCAGCACGGAATGCAGGATCCGAGGAGTACAGCGGATTAGCAATGTCACGAGCAAGCTCAGCAGTGCTGCGGTAAGGCTTGATGCCAGTGTTCGAGGAGGCACGCCCACTGACCATCTGCCCTTCAAACCCCTCAGCCGCCGTGTATCGGTCCTTGAGGGCACTCACGGCAAAGCGGATCGCAGCAGCGTTACCAGAATCAGTAATGCTGTTGAAGGCTTCTACTTCACTACGATCAAGATTCTCAGCAGCCCACTGAACCATTTCCTGGTAGCCCTCGGGACCACCAGCAATTGCCATAATTTCAGCCGCTTCATTTTGAGCCAGCTGCTGTGCCTGCTGATACTTGCTTGCATTCTGGGTATAGAATGCCTCATATTCACGGATAAACTTCTCGGGGTCTGACTTAAGCTGTTCTGCGAGAGACTTGACAGTCTCATCACTCAGACCTTGACCCTGAGCATACTCATCGGCGGCCTTGGACAGGTTTCCATAGTCCTGCGGAGTGGCCTCTTCCTGGCCCTCTGAGGCGTCTTCAGTACCCTCTTCTGTGTCACCCTGGCCGAGCTTCTTTTGAAGCTCCTCATAGGCCTTAAGGAGGTCCTCCTGCGACTTGAACTTCCCGCCAATCAGATCGGCAGACTGGTTCTCAGAGTCAACTTGGTCATACAGGCGGGCCTTGTCGTCCTCCTGCATCTGCTGAATTTTTTCACCCTGAGCAAGAGCTTCGGCTTCAGCTGCTTGCTGCTGAGGAGTAGGTGCGTCCGGGTTAGTGTCGAAAGTTACGGTGGGCATTAGTAGGTTTCGGTAGTGACGTTTCCAAAGGAGGGGCGGATCTTAGGCTTCTGGCTATAAGTACCTGCATCGCCAGAGGGCTTGACGGTGGGCTTGATTGTGTAATCAACTTCCTTTTCAAGACTGGCTTCTACTTCGGTAGGGACCCAGGCTTCACCTGTGTCGACCCCACCCTTGTAGGTTCCGTCAGAGTCCCGCGCCCGGCTCCGGCTGGACTGGCTCTGCTTGCTGTTGTTGGTTGGCATACTGATCAACTAATTTTTCACCAAGAGGAGACTTGGCAAGCTGCCCCATCTGATTCATCAGGCTGGCTTGCATCATGTCCTCCTTCTGCTTACCAGCTTCCTGCTCCATAGTTGCAGGATCCTTCACCAGATTGAGAACATCAATGCCACTTGCAGCGGCAAGTCTCTTCAAGAATTCCGTAGGGTTAATAAATTGTGCAAGGGCTTCTGGACCCATGCCTTGAGCAACGGTCTGCATGAACTCCATCAGGGCGATGCGCTCCTGACCTCGTCCAATTCCGTTCAAGCCAGCGACAACGGTTGGCATCACCAAACCTTTCGGAAGTGGTGGTACTGCTTTCTGTCTCTGGAGAATGTGCAACTTACGATTAAGGTAGGGACCCAACAGTTCAGTTGTCAGATTCCCGTAGATTCCCCCCAATTGTTCGTTGAGTTCCTGTTGAATGGCAGAGATTTCGGTTGCGGTTGTGCGTTCTGACTGGCGAGGATTGAGGATCAGGAATGCATCTGACAGTCGCGTTGTCAGATCTCTAATCATCTCCTGCACAGTACGGAAATCGGCGGTTTTACCCACTTGGATGACGCCAATATCATCGGGGCGCCCCTGGATGATGGCGCCATTGCTGGCACGAGCTAGCGATTGCGGCTTGGTAGAAGCGGAAGGAGATACTGTGAAGATCACCTTCGCGGCAGCTGCACTGCCCTCCACCAGAGCCCTCATCAGGTTCTCCAGAGAGGTCAGGTCACCAAGGAACTCCTCGACGCGACCACGTCCAAACGGCTCGCCATCAACAACGTTGAAGCGGAGACCCAGCCACGGAGTGATGTTCTTTGGTGATGATCCATCAGTCCCTGGGATGGGCTTGCCATCAGCTTCCTGGAACCATTTCCATTGTCCATCCTGAAGCTTGGCCCAGGTATAGACATCAGCCTCCTCCCAGTTGTTGGAGCTCTTACCAGAGCCAACGCCATAGCGGGGGCCATCAGCACCTGGGGAGTTGCTGTCCTTCTCCTTGGTGTCCAGGAGGTGTTTCTGAAATTCAGCCGGAAGCAGGGTCCGATGTACAGACTCAACTGTTACGACTTCAATGAGATTGCCGTCACCATCACGGTTGACGACATAACGATCCAGTGGATAGACCTTAAGGGCTTTCTTCCCGACAAAGATAAGAACATTGCCAGTGACGACCAGATGCTTCATGGCTTGATGGAGCATCACCCGGTCAGAAGACTCTGCAATCTGCTGATGAATGATCCGCTCTAGCTTAGAGAGCGAGAGATCAATCTCACTGCGTACTTCTGGGGTGAGCTCTGGCAGCTGCATGAGTTCTGCATCAGAGATCTGCAGCTTAAAGAAGCTGGTATTTACGGGGAAGAGTGACAGCATCAGTTTTGCTGCCAGAACGTTTACGCCCTTTGCACCAACACTCTGCCAAGGAATGGGGAGTGCACCCCCCTTAGTCTGACCATCTTCGACAATCAGGTAAGGGAGCGTGAGTCGTGCACACTCCCTGGCAGAGTCAAGGTATTGCTGCCTATCCGCCGACAAAGTTTGGTAGCGAGATAAGGCTGAATCTTTCATTTTAGTTAGGAATGTTCAGGCTGCCCTTCTTCGAGTCAGTCTGGGTATTCACCGATTTATCAAGTGCAATCTTCAGCGGCGACGTACCGCTGCTTGCTTGCTGAAGTTGACCACGCTTGGAGGTCCGCTTCTGCATCTTCGCGTTGTCAGCACTACCAGCATTCACCGCAGCAGGAGCAGGCAGGGGAGCAGCTGGCTCAGGCATCGGAGGCGGGGTAGGCGCTGCAGGCGGCATCTCCGGGGGCGCCGGAGGAGCCGGCATGGACGGCATGGAGGGGGCACCACCACACATAGTTCTAATCCTCTTTTAATGAGTGGATGTAATCAACGACCGAACGTTGGCCAGCTAGATACATGATCTTGGCCAGGTTATCGGATGGGTTTGGGTTGTAAAGTGGATAAAGCTCTTCGAGCTTTTCAAGGAGCTCTGCGATGATTCGATCACCGTCAAAGACATCCTTTACTTCTAGCTCAGCCATAAGATGGGAGATCGTTATTAGAAGCCTCGAAAAAGGCTGGGAACCTGGCTCGCTGGGTGTCGGCTAATCCAGCTGCCTTGCCTTTGCTATACAGAGAGTCAGACTGGGATAACCAGAAATCCTTATCGAGCCACTTGTTCTCGGACTGACCCAGACCATCCATCACCCAATGCACGGTGGCTTTGCGGAGCTTGTTCAGGTTTGGGGTGCTCTTCAGCCCGAGGTCGTGAGCGACCATGCCATGGATCGCTACGTGGGTCTGTTCGTCCCTGGAGATATCGGCCGCCAGGGTTCTCAAACCCATATCCCCGTTGAAGCGGAAGAACGGCAGCAGGACAAAGAACACACTGCGCTCAAGGATCGAAGCCTTGAGAATCGGATGCTCAGGAGCGTCCAGCCATGCACTGCGAATGACTGCAGCCTCACGCTCAGCCTTTGCATCAGTGCCGTGTGCAGCAACGATGTACGACAGGCCCAGGTCGTGCTTGTCCTCATCTTGCTGGTTAGACAGCAACGCTTCGACGACACCCGGCTTGTTAGGCAGCTCCTTATCAAGTCCCTGCTGGAGGAACTCCTTAACAGGGAGCTCAAGAGTACGAAGGGCAAGGGCTCTGTAAAGAGACTCCTCGGCTCCATCAACGAACTGCCCCCGTTCTACTTGAACGGGAGTCCACTTCCTCTTTCTGGAAATTACATCAAGATAGCTAGACATTACTCAGCACAAGAAACACAATAGTCCTCATCTTGCTCAAATGAGAAGATGTCTTTATACTCATCATCAAGAATGGCCGAGGCATCATCCTTACGAAGAGTGTCGGGCATCACCTGCAATGCGTAGTAGAGAGACGTTTGCGGTGAAGCAAGCCAGTCCTCGATAAATGCGTTGTCATAAGTAACAACGTCACTCCACGAATTGAAGCTATACCCATGCAGCAGACCCGTGCTGTCAAGCATTTGCATGATGCCATTAGCTACGGACTTGTAGGCTTCCCAGCCGACCTCTGCAGCAATTTCGACAGGACCATAGTTGACGGACATAACGCCAAGCGTCCCAGAATCCCTGTCAACTTCCCTGGCTATAGGAGGGGCAATCTCAGGCGTTGTGACAAAACCGTCTAGATCTGTGTACCGGTAGCTACAGCTAGCAGTGGGGGCAATGGTGAATGCCCTCTCCATGCCGTAGTAGCGGGCAACAGCAGCGGCCTCAAGGATGCCTTTGTACATCGCTTGAGCCAGGCGATTGGCAGTGCTGTCGTTGTGCTGATAGCTGTTCACTTCAGCCAACGCAACGCCAAACTCTTGATAGGTCACCCCATAACGCCGTAGCAGGTTGGCGAGCCCCAGCATTCCGAGACCGACTTGCCGATCTTCGTCTGGAGAGAGGTACTCCCCGCTCTGTTCAACACCTGTTCGGGCGTGTAGTTCGCACAAGTCCCGCATTCCGTCTGGAAATGCGCTCGGAAGGTCATCGAGCTCGCATGCGCCGAGGTTGACATGCTCCAATAGACAGGTTCCCCGTGATCGCAGATAGATTTCCAGGCAAACGTTACCCCGGATGCGATTTCCGTCATTATCAAACTTGACTTTGTTGAGCCAGATGTCACCACTTTGAATCTTCTTTAGAAGTGCTTCCTTGATCTCATCGCTGGCACGATGCCACCAGAGGGGCGTGATATCCACACATCGCTTCACCCAGGGCAGTTCAGCCCTACTCACATTGATGAATTCAAGAATGTCTGGGTGGCTTAAGTCGAGGTGCAGAACCACTGCCCCGTTCTTGTAGATACCACCGCGCCGCAGTATCTCATTTAGGGAAGAATAGATCTTCCCAAAGGAAACAGGCCCGCTGGCCACAAGGCCTTTGCCGTTCTCCTCCCCCTTGGCACGCAGCTTGGAGAGGTGGACAGCAACGCCGGCACCATATCGGAGGGCGTGGGATACGAAGCGCCAACTGGCTTCGATTCCATTGGGCCCCTCCATCTCGTCTTCCACCACGAAGACGGTGCAACTAACGGGGAGGCGGCTATCTGGATTGTCGATCCAGGTCTGTACTCGGCCCGTTCGGGCAATCTTCGAGGTGGACATTGTCAGATAAGGTCGGTGAGGTATGGGGGTTGGTAATTGGGGCCTTTGATAACTTTTCCTGCCTCGTTCTTCAGAGGCTTTCCGTCCACAAGTTTGGACATGTTGCTCCGATGTACTCGAGCCAGAGCTTCATCGAGCTCCCAGCCGGCAGCAGCAGCAAACTGGAAGCAAACAAATACAAGGTCCGCAAGCTCTTTAAGGGCAGCTTCTCGAGACCTAAAGTTTGAAAGATCTTGGAGACACAGGTCATATGCCTCAAAGAACTCATGCGTTTCTTCGCAGATAAGATCTGATTGAAGGTCAAGAATTGAGGGGGCAAAACAGGCAGTTGGTTGATCCATCGCCACCCTGAACTGGAGGGCTTGGCCAAGTAAATCAGGTGCGCTCATCGGTTGCGGGATTTGGATACAAGGAAGATCTTTTTCTCTAGATAAGCCTTAGCCTTGAGAAGATCATCGATCTCCTCTTCATGCGGCTTGTGACCAGCACGACAGAGATACTTGACTACATTGCCGGCAAAGTAATCAAGCTGTTGATCTGCGATAAAATCCCAGACCTCGATTACACCACGGGCATAATGGTCTGGTGAATATTTACTCATGAGTAGCGGGACCATGGTGGTGGATTATGCGGCTCAAGTTCGTCCTCTATCTTTTGCAAGAAGGACTTCATCCAGGGTTGCCAAACTTCTGGATGTCGGTTGTACATGCTCCTAGCAAGGAGAGTGCCTCGGACCAGGAGTAGTTCTCTGTACGTCAGCTTCATTCCAATTCTTCACTAAGTTAGTGATGGTATTGTTGTACATAAAGTTTTGACGCAGCAGCATTGTGCAGAGGTTTATTAGATCTTTCTTTGAAGCATTGTCTGCAGCATCACCAAACTTGCGTAGCTGAAACTGCTGCTCCAATGTGAGATCTAAAACTGGGTAAGGGATCATGGTGTGTAGGGGATGGGCAGCTGCGTGGATGAATCCCAATCAGACGCTTGAAGAATCCGAGCTAGCCGTAGATTGCGTAATGCGTCTTCTTCTGTTTGCTGAGCCTGAGCGTATGTCTTGAGGACGGCCGGCCAATAGTCGCCGTCTTTGACAGAATTCAAGATGGCTTCTGCTTTCTTCGGACCAACTCCAGGGCAACCTGAATAGCCATCGGTCTGGTCACCAGTAAGGCATTGCTCATAGAGCCTCCTTCGAGCCTCTTCGGGGCTCTGGGTAAACTCCTTTTTCAGGTTGTAGATCCTGCACGGGATCTGTTCCATATCCTTGTCTGGACTAACAAGGACAAAGTTTTTAAGCTTGCCATTTGTAGCCAGGATCCCGCACACATCATCTGCTTCTAAGCCAGGCTTCATCACAGACTTGAAATTGGATAGACCCCAGTTCTTTAATCGCAAGTAACCACAGGGCTTTCGCTTGGTGCGATTGCCCTTGTAAGCAGGGTCAATTGTCTTTCGAAAATTGTGCTTGTCTGTAAAGGTTAAGATTAGTTTGTTGGTTTCGAACCGCTCCTTGAGGCGCGTAAGTTCATTTTGAACAATCTTCTGTGCCTCTACAAAGTTGCCAATGACGATTGAAAGCTCTTGGTCAAAGTCGAGCTCTTCTTCGACGGCTGACGCTGCTCTGTAAAAGAAGTAGTCAGCATCAATCAGAAGGGTTGTCACTGTGTTTAGTGTTATTGAGAAGGTAAAGCAAAGCCTTGGACAGGATCACTGGGTCGTCGTGAAGGAGCCCAACGCCTGAATTGCAGGATTTGCATATGTAGCCACGAAACGACTCCCCATTGTGGCAATGGTCAAGTACCCATTTCTGGGTATGGACGCCACATATAGGGCAGTCGCCTGGCGGTGGTACTGGGTGTTGTGTTTTTAGTGATGTTCGAATCTGGTGCTGCAGTCGGTGGCAGGTCTTGCATCTGTTTCTCGTAGCGCGATGGCGGCCATCAGCTTTGACAAACTCTGTTTCTGACTTCCACTCCCCACAATGTTTGCACTGCTTAGTGGCAGTCCGCCCATGACTTTCCGATCTTAGATTCGGAATCCAGTCGGCACCTAAAAGAGAGAGCTGATTCAACGTCTTTCATGGCTGCAGTGATAAGAAATGCGGCTTGTTCTGCTTGCTCTGGAGCTACAGAGATCTGCATTTCATCGTGTACAAAGGCAAGGGGCCAGTAGCAGATGCCTGCTTCCTGCAGAAGTTCATTCGCCCTTATCAGCCAAAGCTTGCAAATAATTGCTCCACATGACTGCAAAAGGTAATTCGTTGCTGCATGCTTCTTGCCTTGTAGATGAATCGGACGACCGTCAATTCCGGTCAGTACATCCGCCTCAGCACGCCTTTCAATAGCCTCTGTCAGCTCCTTAAAGCCTTCCAGGCCGGCCATGATGCGCTGCCTGATTTGCTTGCCCTTCTTCTCTGCATCAGCTTTACTTGCCCCTGCAGTGAGTCCTAGCTTTCGGTTTCCACCGCCATAAATTAGGCAGTAGGTACAAGACTTCCCAGTTTTCCTGTCAGTCCCGTAGATCTCTGCTAGTGCAGTGTGGATGTCGCCTTCGACGACTTCCTTTCCAAACTTGCCATGATCAAACCTAGCTAAGTAATGGGCAAGGCAGCGCAGCTCCAAGCCAGAAGCATCAGCGCCAACTTGCAGCCGATCATTCCCCGGATGGAATAATTCTCGGTACTCATGATCAGAAGGAACCTGCGCAATATTTGGACCCATGTGGGCCTGACGGCCCGTGTTCGTGTTCAGGATGCAGCTGTGATGAATGCGACCATCTCTGCCAACCTTTTTAAGCCAAGCGTTCTTGCCTTCACTGATCTGCCCCAGATGTTTCTGTAGCGTCAGGATGCGAGCAAACTTCTTGGATTCATCTGTGTTGAGCTCGAGAAGAATGTCCTCATCAATCTTCGGAATACCGGTTTCGGTTTTCTCAAGCGGCTCCCATCCACGAAACATCTGAAATGCCGTTGCAATATGCTGTCGGCTTGTGGGATTGAACTCCCGAAGTCTCGTAAATGGAACACCCTTGTGATACCCACGAGGACCGTTATTCACAGCAGGTGTGAACTCACCGCCACTCACATAAGGGAATGTGGTTCGCATCTCGTCTGAGAGCTGTTCGAGTTCACCCTGCAGTTTCCACGTCAACTGCTCGGCTTTCTTGGTATCAAACGGAAAGCCCTCTCGCTCTTGCCAGGCCATCAGCTTGGCAACCTTGTGCTCGGTGTCTATACATTGTCTATACTTGGAAAGCTTGGGCTCAAAGAACTTCGCCAAAGCCGTCGATACTTCAACGTCTTTAACGCAGTACTCAAGCATCTCTGGGCTGTAGTTAGACCAATCCCCATCAAGCTGTTTGCCGTACTGGGATTTGTACACACCAAGCCTGTAGCCCCAGGCCTCGAGCGAGTGCCTACCCCAAAGCTGTGCAGGCATGTTGGGGGGATTCTCCCTCTTGTCCTTCAGCAGCATGTGCATAAAGAACAAACGAGACAAAATCAGGGTGTCATACACCTGCCCCTGGGGCTCAAAGAAGGGATAAACTTCTCGAATAGCCTCGAAGTCATACCCAATAATGTTGTGCCCCCACAGTTCATCAGCTTCGGCCAGGATGTTTAGGCCTGTAGTCACTGATTCCTGGAGCCCAGTATCGTCATAGCGACGAACCTCACCGGTATCCAGATCTTGCGTTACTAAGCAATGAACAACAGAAAGCTGACGCAATAAGCCGTCTGTCTCAACGTCGAATACGAGCCTCATCGTTTAGCAATTGCAGTGAGTGCCTGATACCACCAACGCTGTGTCAACGCAGAACTACCTACCTTCCGAGATAGCTCATTACTATCTGCATCCATAATCAACACTGTCGGGTACAGCTCTAATTCATAGGCTGCAACCAGTGCAGGAGCATTCTCTTTCTGGATCACGGATACGTAGTGCTCGTAGTCTGGATGTTGATCCAGCACGATCTGAAGGGCATTGGCTGCCATGTCACATGGGCCGCAGCCTTGCTTCTTAAAGAAGACAAGCCGAGCGGGCTTAGAAGTCGTCATAGCCAGTGGATGTTGCGGGTGGTGGTTGGGTTGACTCAGTAAGTCGACCAGTCTTGAGGTCGTAAACCAACGTTCCAGCTGGTCCGGTTTGACCGTTAAATCTGTTCTTAAGCACTTTCATCTCACTGAAACAATCGCCAGATGAGATGTTGCGAAGCACGCAGACGACGATGTCAGACAGTTGGGCTATGGAGTGGGAGCCCCTGAGGTGTCCTAATGACACATCGGCCCCATCCTCGTGCGCCTTGTCGTTGGTGGTGCGCCGGAGATGACTGATCAACACCATGCCGATCCTTGTCTCTTCGACAAATGACCGCAGCTTGGTCATCGTCAAATCCAGCATTCGACGCTCGTCGTTTGATGCATTACCAGAGAGCAGAATTGACAGGTGATCCAGGATGATCCATTGCACTCCCTTGGCTTTCACCATGAAGCGAATGTCATTCAGGATCACGTCAGGATCTACGCTGCCAAACCCATCTCGTAAGAAAACGCGACCAGATCCAACAGAATGATCAAAAGCACTGCGGAGATCAGATGGCTCGATTTCATTGGATAAATGTAGGGGTTTGTTAGCTTTAACCGTCATCAAGCGCAAGGCGGTGCGCTGGATGGATTCTTCAAGGGCGATGTAGCCCACACTGAAGCCTTGATCGACCAAAGACATGGCGATCTCCCCGCAGAGGGTGCTCTTGCCCGCGCCAGAGCCGGCGGTGATCGTCACCAATTCGCCCAGCCTCAACCCCGAAGTGAGGTTGTTTAACCCCGGATAGGGGTAGTCGGCATCTTTGCCGTGCAATGGCGAGCTGACCAGATCAAACAGGTCCTTGCCATCGATGATGGCTTGAGGCATGTAGGCCTTTCGGTTGAAGTAGGCCTGCCGAATTGCATCACTGTCACCGGCCACCAGGGCCTCGGAAGCATCCTTGTAGTTCCCTAAAGGAGCGATGAACACACGGTCAGCTGGGAACAAAGCAGCACATTCGGCTGTAGCCCTCTGTCCGGCTTCATCCTGGTCCAGCATGAGCACGATTTCATCGAAGCCCAGCAGCCACTTCAGTTGGTGCTTGAGGTCCTTAGCGGCAGCGTTGGCACCGTTGGGTACGGAGCAGACTGGCCAGTTTGGTCTTACCTGCCAGACGCTCAGAGCATCCATTTCCCCCTCGGTGATGACAATGGTTTTGCCAGAGCCAAAGAGGTGCTGTCCAAACAGCTGGTGGTCCGTGTTGCTGCCTACCCATTTAAAACTCTTCTCACGCCCACGCTCCTTGTAACCCACCAGGACTTTGTTGTCGTCGTAGTAGGGGAACCGAACGGCATTGCCGGGGTCGATGCGGACGTTGAATTTCCTACAGGTTTCTTCGTGAAGCTTGCGGTTTTTAATTGGCCCAAATTCGCCTTCGTAGTTCACGGTGCGGTGCGGCTTGTTAGAAGGAAGGGCCTGCCCATCCCCACGTTGGTAGTACCCACAGGCAAAGCAGTAGGCACCACCATCCGTGTATCGCGCTAGAGCGTCAGAGGATGGGCAGTTAGGACAGGGCTCATGCCGTATAAACTCCGCCCCCTCAGAGGAGGAAGTCATCGGCAATCTCGATGTAATCGCGCATCACATCAATGATGTGGGCGAAGGGATAGCCCTCCAGCTCAAACTGCTCAACCAGAGCATCGATGCGCTGAAACAAAAGGTCTTTGCTGTTGTCTTCAGTCATTGACAAGCTCCTTGACAATGGCGTTCAGTTCAATCGCGAAATCTTCGTAGCGGCAGGCGGCTGCGTCGTGGTAGTTGATCCAGCTGGTGAGAGCACTGATCAACCCTGCAAGCACATTGGCCTTGTTGCCGTCATCATCACCAACGTCGGCGAGGACATCGGAGAACTGCTCGTCGTAGTACTCAACCGAGCCGTACTCAGGAGCTTTGGTGCTGGGGGTGTAAGAGGAGGTCATGAAAGCCAGGTGGGTGGAATGTCGGGAAAGATGCACCATGGGAATCCGTGTCGATCACACCAATCCCCATACGTGCTTTTGCTTGATTTAGTAAGCGTGTTATTACGCTGGAATATGAAACGTATATCTAAGTGCGGATGTTGAGCCTTGACAGCCAGCATCTTCCTCCGATCAGAGGGCTTAAAGAATCCCTTGCATTCGAGAATGATGTCGTTCTTGAGGAAGAAATCTGGCGTGTACTTTGACTCGGTTACATACGCGAACTTCTGTGCCTCATAGAGGTAGGGCACATTTGACTTATCGAAGTATTTAGAAACACGCTCCTCCAGGCCGGAGCGCAAATTCACTAGAAGTCGTAGTCGCCGTTATCAGGTTCAGTGGCGGCCTCGGGCACCCGCACCTGTGGTGCACTTGCCTTGTAGCCATCGATGGCGGGTGCCGATGCGAACAGAGCTGCCACGTCATCGCCCTCCAATGCCCCGGAGTCCAGGACGTTATTGGTATTGAGCTCAATCACCTGCACACCCAGCACCACGAGCTTTGTGCCGAGTGCTGGTTTGGTGTAGGGGCTCTGCTGAACGATGATCCGCACCTTGGTCCCTTTGCGGATCGAGGCCAGGACATCCTTCTCAAGAGGAGTCCCCTCCGTGTCGACAAAGACCACGGCAGCACGCCCGGTCTCGCCGAGATAGGAGTACTTGACCAGCCCCTCCTCATCCCAGGAGGGACGGTTGAGGTTCATCCTTGAGGGGTTGGGGACTTTCGTCTTCGCCCATTCCAGGAGCTCCTCGCGATCCTTACTCACCTGTTCAAAGGTTTCTTGAGGAATCTTGAAGCTGAACGTGCAGTTGTTGTACTGACCCCCTGGCTCATCCACACGGATGTAACCAGTGAGCGCAGTGTTGAAGATGTAGCGGTTTGCCATGAAAGTTGCAGTGGTGAATTAGCGGCCTTGGCCCCTGTAGGCCTTACGTCCTTTCTTTGGAAGCGAATTTCTCCCAGTACCCTGGTGCGTTGTCTTGGGCGGGCCTGGTATCCAAGCGAGCTTTTGTACGCTCTTAGTTGTCGTTTTCGTCTTCATAGAAAGGAGACTTGAAACGAGTCGGGTTTGGGTAGAATGTCGGGATATTCATGAGGTCTTCCTCAAGCTGATCAATTGCTTGAAGTAAGTCCTCAGTTGTGTATGTTCCAGGTACGAGGTTTTTCACAGGTCGTACATGCGATGCATGGCAATCCACTCCTCGTACTCTTCTTCTGGCATCTCCGGCATCAGCGGATCGCCAAATGCGAGGAAGTTGCTGTAGCTCTCAGGGTCAAGAGCCTCGATTTCCTCTTGCGTTAGATCCCGTGGGTACATTTTTGGTTTAGTGAGATCGAGAAAAACCCAATAAAAAAGAGGCTTGTTAGCCCCTTTCGCTTCTTGAGTTTGATGAGTGGGATTCGAACTCCTAAGAACCTGAAACTAGCGCGTCTACCAATTCCGCCACATCCGCAGTGGCATCTCGGGCTTCCCCGAGCGGCTCTCAGAACGTAGCAGACCGGCGAAACGGCCCGTTTTCACGGACCGCTAGTCGCGCTAGACCCGGCTCAGAGCGAACTAATCGCGCTCTTGCAGGCCTCATCAGTGGCCTTTACATAACGTAACGATGTCTCCACATCGGCATGCCCCATCAGCTCCATGATCGTGCGGGGGTGGGTGGTCTCCCCCAGCCAGGTGCCGAAGCTGTGGCGCAGGCTGTGCCAGACATAGTCCTCCCCATAGCCGCAGAAGTCGCGAACCTTCTTGAACGCTCGGTAGAGCTGATCTTTGTTGGACCAGTCGTCTTGAAACAAGTACGGCTGCTCTAAACGGTTCTTGACAACGGGATGCAGCAGCTGGTGCAGCGGCACCGCCCGCACATTGCGGCCCTTGGTCTCCCGACCTGGCTTGCCCCCAACCCACACCACGTTGGCGGAGAAGTCGAGGTCTTCTGCTTTGAGCTTGAGCAGCTCGCCCTGGCGCACGCCTGTGTAGGCGCTGAACACCAAGGCATCGGCCAGGTCCTGCCGGTCAAACACATCAACGGCCACAAAGGCCATGCGGGCCACTTGGTCCTTGCTGAAGTAGGTCAGGCGGTGCTGACCCTCCTTGAGCCGGTCCACGCTTGGCCAAATGACATTGTGTTCTTCCGCCTTGAGCGTCCACTTGATGGCGGTCGATCCAACGGAGAGAATCCTGTTGATGGTTGAGTTGGAGCGGCGTTGATCCTGGAGCTCCGAGATGAACTCGTGCCACCAGGCCACCTTTCCCATTCTGCTGAGTGGGAGTGATCGGCCACAGTATTTGGTGATGTGACCGGCATTGATTGCGTTGGTCTTTGCTGAAGGTAGCCGCTTCCACTTGGTTTTCCAGGTGTAGTCAAAGGCTTGTCCCCAGGTGTAGCTGCTCATGCATCATCCCCCGCTGTGATGAAGTCGCGGGCCTGGGCTTCAAATGAAGCGATGCTCATCGACATGTGCTGTTCAATTAAGTTGGCGAATTGCTGGCCTTTGGGTGTAAGGAAGCATCGAAACTTTTTGTAATCAGCAGCGTCTCTTTCCCTCCTCACCAATTTGAGACCTTGTCGGTGCTCCAGTCGGTGATGGCTCCCCAGCCAACTAACGTTGCGGCTAACGGCGGAGGCGGAGAGCTTGGTGAAAGCCACCACCTCCTCCTGCAAACAACCGTCGTGGCTGGCGATATAGAAGAAGCACGACGCCAGCTGCAATGGAAACTCCTTCTCGCCCGTAGAGCGGAGGATCTCCATGATCAGGTAGCAGCGGTAACAGGCCTCCGAGGTCAGCTTCACGAGCTCATCCCAAGCTGATGCAAGGAGATTAGCAAGATCCTCCACGGGTGGAGGCTTATGCAGGGAGTGCATAGGTTTTTCTAACACACAACCCCAACTTTAGTTGCACTAGTGGGATCGTGTCAAGGGAGGGGGTCCTCCAAAGTCCACGTCCCACTGCCAGCACTCCTCCAGGTAGTCCCCAACCTTGGCCAGGGCTCGTGCCTTGTCGTGTTGGTTGCCATCCACGTAGTTGTGGATGCGCTCGACAAGGGTCATGTTTTCATGGTCGGTAAACATGATGCGGCTTGTTAGCTTCGTTTAGTGGGATTAACAGAAGAAGTAAACACTGCTCCTGCAGTGCGTTAAGTCCAGGTCACCAATCACCATGCCGTCTGGCACCTCGGTGTTGAGGATTTCAGCGAGCTTGAGTAATGGTTTGGTTTCGTAGATCTTAACGAACTCATCACGGATCACCTCAGACATGTAGTCCATGTCGGTGGCGGTCGTGAGGATAGAGTCGTGGATCAGCATGAACGGCTGGTCATAGCCAGCAAAGCTGTTGTGGAGCAGGGCAGCATCGGCGCTGTGGATGAAGTTGGGAGCTGTTGCGTGGCAGTGCTTGCTGAGGTCGGCTTCGCCGAAACCATCGCCTACACTGCTGGAAATTACATCTCCCAGCAGCTGAGTGCGGACTTTGACCATGTTCAGCTTTCGCTTATCCTGTCGGACAGGAAAGCCTGATGGCGAGATCCAAATCAGCTCTTCTTTACCACTCAAGATAAACTCACGCACGCTCTCCTTAATCCACTCCATCACAGCGATGGGACCTGGAATCACCTGAGCCAACGCTTGCAGCATCGTTCTGGTGAAGATCGACAACTCCTCAGCGGTGGGCTTGCGGTTGCGCCCGGTCTCTCGTTCGTGATCGAGGATCGCTTTGCGGATGTAACCCCTGTTGGAATGCGGAGTCGCCGCATAACAGACGGTCATGGTGACCCTCTTGGTCAGTGGGCGACCCACCTCAGCAGCCCATTGCGCCAGCTCCGGGTGAGGACCCTTTAGCAGCTCAATGGTCTTGTTCAGCACCGCCCGATAGGCGTCAGCTGGGGCAGGGGTGGGCGAGACGTTGACCATGGCCCCTGACTTTGCATCCAGCGTCATCGCAGCAAGGTGCTGCAGGCCGCTGCATGTTGCATCAGTGGCCACAGGCAGGTTCGTGGTCGCCTTGGTTCCAGCAATCACACAGGCGTGGTACTCCGCACAGGCGGCCAACCCACACCAGGGCTCATCAAACCCCTCGAGCTCCGCCAGATGCGACTCAGGGTCGGTCGCAATGGCCGTGATGAGCTCGTGGTGGGCTTGAGTCCAGGCCACACGCTCCTCAAGGCTGAGCTTGTCCTTTCCAGCTGTGTTGGCCAGGTGGACAGCGAGCCAGAACTGGGCGCGGCTTGTTAGAGGACGCTCCTTGGCAAAGAGGTACAGGCTCTTTTCCATGTCCGTGCCCTGTGGTGACATAAAAGACACCAGTGGGTAGACACGGCCCCGATAGTCAAACGACCACGGGATGTAGAGCACAGGCTCATCCTTGAACATGTCTGCAACAGACAATGTTTCAAGGGTTCTGAAGCGCCTGCCACGCAGTGAGGCGTTGCGGTTCTCCTGATCAACCCTGGCCTTACGCCATTCGAACAGGATGTCCTTGTCCTCAGTCTCGGGTTTAGGCAGTGGTGTCTCGTTGGCTTGCAGCACGAACGTGCCGAGGGTCAATTCCCGTTGCTCGAGATGCTTCATCAACCGGTATGTAACCGGGTTGACTTTGTACCCCACGCATTGAAGGGTGTTGAGCATGTCGAGCGGGGTCTTCCCCAGCGTAAGTGGACACCTTTGCCCTCGAACCAGCGAGAACCCTTGCCGCAGCTCGTTTGTCAGGTATCCGCCCCGTTCGGTCTGGGACCACGGAGCAGGCTCACAAAGCATTGGCCAAGACAGGGGTGCCTGCAGCTCAGCCAGCTGCATGATCAGGCCCTTGAGGCTTGTTAGCTCAGGGCTCATGACCACAAGACGGAGGGCATTCTTCTTGCCCTTCTGGTTGCTCACCTTGATCTCAAACCACTTGACGGTTGAGGCGATGCAGTCCAGCAGAAATGCACCGATTTGGTGACGCTTAGGCTGCGACCACTGATCCCATTTGAAACCACGTCGGTTCATCAGGACCTTGGACAGCCGTTCCTTTTGATGGGTTCCTGTCGTGGCGAGGAAGTACTTCGCCTTGATCAGCTTGAACTCATTGGGGGCCACCTGCTCGTACCACCGGAAGCGGGCCTCCGATTCGATGGCATTGCCGATGCTCACACACACGTTGGTGTACGTGTTGCGATAGCCCCCCTTCTCATCACGCCCACGGGCGATCAGGTCCAAGGCCTTCTTGGCCGCAATGGCAGCCATGACCTCAGGCTCGATGCACTGCAAGACCTCATACAGGTGGGCACCACCCATGTAGGCCTTGCCCTTGGTGAGGCGTTCTTGTTTGGCTTGGATCCTCGCTGCGATGTCGCTGACTTGCTGGTTGACCAGCTTGCGACCCCACAGGGTGCCGGATCCGTATTCGCGTTGTTCGTCGTGAGCTGTCCGCTGGCGCAGCCGTTCAGCCCCACGCTTGGCAGCGAGGGCCTCGAGCTCCCACTGACGGGCCCACGAGCTCAGGTGCTCGTGCTCCATGTCTTTAGTGGGATCCTCTACCAGTCGAAATCAGTGTCTTCCTTCAGTATCCACTGGATACAGTTCGGGTTGTCATGAATTGCTTGAACCATCTCCTGGGCTTGGAGTCTGGCGTGCAATTTGTTGAATGCATAGCAGCAATATTCATATCCATCGCTGCTACGGTCAAGGTATCTGACCGTGTACGGGTGCAAGGTATACATGTCTACGTCGGAGGTGGGTTGGTTCAGAGTCGGTGCAGCAAGGTTCATGGTTGTCCTCCAGGAGCATGATAGATCAGAGCCGTGCCATATAGGCCTTAACCAGATCTTCATCAGAAAGATCCAGCAATCCATGGAATAGCTGTTCCCAGTGCTCTGGGGATTCAGCGTCCAAGCCCGCCAGATCGCAGGCCATCTGTAGGGGTGAGGGCTCAGGCTCCTCCTGCCACCAGGCCGGCCAGAGCCAGCCGGATGCAGGTGAGTTATGCATGTTCTGCATAGTTAGTACTGGGCCCCCTGTCCCTTGAACTCTTTGAGGCACTCCATGAAGATCCCTGCAGCCTGTTTGCGGGTGATCAAACCCTCAGCAACAGAATCAACCAGCTTCGGGGCCAGGGCCAGGCAAATAGCAGGCATGGACTGGCGTGGTGGCTCTGGAACAGAGCGCGGGGGCGTGGTGCTGAGCGTGAAAGCGGTGATTAGTGCAAGCATGGTGCGGTTGAGGCTTGTTAGATCGGGCGCCCATCGCTGGGCAAAAGAAAAGGCCCTAGCGGATTGCCAGGGCCAACAGCGTTGATAGGAAGAACGCGATAGATAAAAGGCCTAGGAACTTAGTCTGCTGACGTAGAACCCAGGTCTCAAACAACGGATCATCCATACATACCATCGAGCTCGGGAAACAGTGCAGCCTTGGCAGCACATACTGAATCGAACCCGTCTGAGACCTTGCCACCGTTGATGGCGTACCAGTAGCCACGGCGCTCATCGCTGAGAATCTGTGCCACAACTTGGTTGTCGTGATAGATCCGTTCGTGGTACAGGCCCGAATGATGTGGGATCCTGTCTGCGGTGAAGAGTGCAGTCATTTGCTTTGGGTGGGTATGGGTGTACCGGAATGGCTGTAAGGGTTGGCCGTGAGCTCGCCCAGTCCCACGATCACCAGCACACAGGTCAGACCCGTGGCCACGAATCCCGTAATGATTCCTTCCATTTGCAGTAACCTCATGCGTTTAATGGGATTGATTAAGCAGCAAATATGAGGTCGGCGGCCACAAGGATGAGCTCATCCCGATCTGTTGCATCGATCACCTCTTCGGTTTCGAGGAACAAATCCCGGAAGTCGTACCAGGGGTCGCCGGAGCGATCACCGCAGGCATCGATCAGATAGAAGCACTTGTCGCCGTCATCGTCACGAGCACTCTCGATGGTGTAGCCGGTGGCATCCTCGAGCAGATTGCTGTAGGCCTTTTGTGCTTGGTTCATGTCGGTGGCTTGTTAGATGGTGCAAGCGGTGCGCTTGCGTGTCCTTAGTCTGCCCTCGCTTGCGCTTAGTGCAATTGATGATGAAACAACTTGTAACAATCCAGCATTTCACGCAGCCGTTCTCTGGAGCTCCGGCGAGGTGGCCACATGTCCGCTGGCCACAGGACGATCATATATATGGGTCTTAAGGGCTGACCCGCTTGCGGCCCGGCCTCGCAGCTCGAGCTGGACCGATGGTGCCCCACCCACAGCCTTAGTGCAAGTGACGCAGAGCACATTTCAGCTTTTCACCAGGATTCGATACAACGAATAAGGAGCAGGCTGTTTGTGTTAGCTATCCTCATCACTGGTTTGTATCATCGAGAGCTCGGCACGTAGCGCAGGATCGATAATCCATTCTTCCTCAATTGCCCAAACATTTAACACATTATCCCTGGCCTCTTTGTCTTCCTCGCAGTTAGCGTTGTCAGGTACTTTGTCAGCCAGGTATTCAATCCGCTTCCAAGTTTCAGCGAGGGTTCTTTGTATCATCTCCCGTTGTATTCTGTTCTTTTGAGATTGCTTCATTGTGCAATGCTACAGATAATTAGAAAAGTGCAGGTCAGCACAGGGATCTCACCGCCCGCGCCCACCAACGCCACAGGCCCACAGCCCCGCATTAGATACCCAATCTGATGAGAACCCTTGCAAACACTGGGCTCTGAAGGCCTGGCGCGACCTGAAGGGGGGTGGGGTGGTCGAATTTCTGAAGGGGAGGGGGGCCATGGGGGGAGTCCGCCGCTCTGCCCTAGGCGTGATCCCTTCGGAAATTTGTGCCGAATTACTCCGGGCTTGACGTGATTGTCCTGCTGGGTATAGAAAAGTGGGTGGGCCGGCGAGCTGTAACTCCCGACCCGTGACCAGTCCAACCGCAATTGAACTGATGGCCGCATCATGGCTACCCCAGTCAACCCCGACGGGATCTGTGATCACCCGTAAACCCGTTCGCATCACTGCAACGGTGTCATGGGCGACTTACCAGTCCCTGATTGAGGAGAGCACCCTAGAGGGCAGGAGCTTAAGCAACCTGACCTCTTATGTCTTGGAGACCCACGTCAAGGCTGGTAAGGGCTAGGCCCTCACTCCGGGTACTTGGTGGTGATCCTCATCTCATCGAAGAACCCACTACCAGTCTCGGAGTAGACACCCACAGGTCTTGGGGGCGGGAGCTCCTGCTGCTCGAAGGCCTTGATGGCCTCGTCAACAGCAGCTGTGGCCTTGTAATCGATCACCTTGGCTTGCAACCAAACCAAAGCCCCATAGACCAAGAAGTCCAGGGGCTTCACCAGATAGGGCTGTAAGCCTCTGTAAGCCGCTTTAAACTCATTCAGGACCAATCTATCCATATCACCCCCACATGGCCTTACAGACGCCTGGGAGGGCCTCATAGAGACGGCTCTTACACCTAAGGGCGATCTCCTTGTGTTCGACCTGGGTGCCGTTAGCGGTCCTGAGGTCGATGTAATGGAGCCACGACCGCACACTCCCAGCCATGTACAGGCGGGTAGGCGTACAGAGGGGGAGGAGTTCACGAGCACACTCCTTCGCCACACCGAGCTCTAGGAGGTTCTGGTAGGCCTTAAAGGAGGTAACCAGCACATCAGCGGCGATGGCTTGGCAGTGATCAAGGGTGTCAGCACTGAGATCATCAATGCTGTTCTGACGGTTCTTGGTGTCTTGCCTACGGAAGGTAGGAAGCTCAGGCCTAAGGGTTACCTCGGCATACCGCTGAGAGAACTCTTGGAAGGAGAAGCTTCGATGCCGAAGGATCTGAGCGGCAATGGAGCGGGTGGTGTTGATCTCCATCACCACATGAGCCATCTCGAAAGGAGACCAGTGCTTATGGGTAATGAGGTATCGAATCAGTCTCTCACTGTCAGGGTTGTCCTGGTTGACGGGATTGGATACCCGTGCACAGTAAGCAATAAGCTCTTCTGCTTTAGGAGAGACTGAGATGATCTTTACATCAGTCATATCAGGTATAACGGTAATACAAAGTATGCGGTTTATGTACGATATGTACTACTAGATATAACTACTGGCTATAGGGATGGTGTTGATTGTTTGTATTCTCTTCCCCCTCCCCCCTATAGTCCCCCCTCCCCGAGAGGAAAGGGCCCCGTCTTTCAGGGCCCTTATCACCGCAATATCCACACTGAGGAGCACCACTTCCTCAGCGTAAGTGGACACCTATGGGTCAACGAGAGGGAGAAACCCAGTCGTAGACAGGTTTATTGGCACGTATTGCCTGTTTGAAGCTAAGGCCCAATACGAGGCAGTCGGTAGCCAGTTGAGGTGTCTCTAGAAAGGCGTCTTGCATGGCTGTCCATTCTTCGTGTTTTCGAATGGCTTGGGCCTGGAAGGCGCTTTGTGCGAGGGCATCGATGAAGTATTTGACGCCTTGAGCGAGGGCGTCAATGCGGTCATCGTGTTTGACGGCTCCCTTCTCCCGACACATGCGGGACATCTGGTACATGAGCATGTACTCGAGGCGCTTTTCAGGGGGAGCGTCTTGGTTGGAGGTGTAGTCGTATTCGAAGACTTTGGGGTCAACGATCAGCTTGTGCTGGTTCATGACCGGCTCAAGGGTATCGATGATGCGTTCTTCCTTACGAACTGTGGCTCTGACCTCTTCGATGTCGAGGGAAGCTTGGGCTTGGATGGCGTGTCGCTTCAGAAGCTCAGCGACCATGCCATCGCCGAAGTTAGATTCGACTAAGAGCTTGCCAGCACTAAAGCGTTTAGCAAGGCGAATGATATCGGAGAGAGTCTCGTCGGAGTATCCGTCTTTGTAGGCCTTAAAGGCTCGGAAGAACACGTAGCCATTAGCCTGGCTAAGGACGCAGGCCACAGTTTCATCAGTGCCTCGTCCTGACGGGTCAATCGATACAATCGTTTCATCGTAAGGAACGATTCCCTCGTCAATGAACATTGGTCCATAGAAGCGATCGCCAGGTAGACCGACAGCAGAGAGTTCCTTAAGGCAATAGCGAGGATCAGAGGACCAAGCGTAACGTTCAGCACATTCAGGGCCTAGTGGTGTAACGATTAGGTCAGCGAACTTCAGGGGGAACTTTTCAGCATCAGACAGGCTGGTATCCAGCATGAACTGAAGCATGAAGTTTGAGCGGCCCATGGCAGCTTCACGCTCCATGAGATCGGAGTCTGTGAAGCGGCTATCTGTAGGCTCCCAGGGCTTAGCCCCGGTTTCGATATCTTCGACCAGCTGAGGCGCTAGAAGGCCTTCGTAACGGCTATGGTCTCTGGGATACCTAGCAGGCCAGACAAAGGGCTTGTAGGACCTCTCAGCGAGCTTTCTGTAAACAGTAAAGGTGGACTGTGGGGTCCCCAGGAACATGATCCGACTGGTGTCATCGGGGGTCAGGATCGACTCAGCTTCTGTGACCAGCTGCAGCAGCTTTTCGCGCTGCATGTCGGTGGCAGAGTTGAGGGGGACCTCCACGTCATCAAAGATCATCAAATGGGCACGGGATCCAGTCATCTGACCGGTGATGCCCACACTTTTGACAGAGGGTGCCTGGTGAGGCTTTGCTGGCCCTACGTCGAAGGAGATCCGCGACCACCTCTGGTCTTCGGACTTCGGACCCAGATGGGAGAGCCAGGAAATATCGAGAATGAGCTTCTGACAGAAGATCGAGAAGTTGTCGGCTCGTTCCTTCGAAGCCGAGATCACCATCACCTTCCGATCCGGGTTGATGTAGAGGGTCCATAGGACAAAGGCGGCAGTAATCCAGCTTTTGCCAACGCCTCGAAAGGCAGATATCTGTAGACGCTTCGGACCGTGCTGCAGGTAGTCAGCAATGCACAGCTGAGCCCTGGTGGGCTTGGGGAGTCCTAGCTCCCGCCAGACCAGCGTGAGGAAGACCTTAAAGTCCTCTCTCAGGCGTTTATCAAGTTCGTGTACGTTCATACGAATGGCGCCTTGGCACCGGTCGGCAGGATGCGCTCCCAGATCGGTGAGGGGCGATAGTCAGGACTTCCCGGCTGCTTGATCATTCCAGGATTCCAACCGGGAGTCGGGAGGGGTGTGTGAGGGCCTTGAGGTATGCCTTCACTTTTTAGAAAGGGAATCTGGAAGAGGTTCTTTTTTGTGGTATCAGCTCCAGGCGGCTCTGTGAACAACTGGAAAACCTGCTGGGCAGCGTTCTGCCTCCTATCGAGGTGTGGCACTGAAGGGCGGAAGTACCCCTGCCCAGACTTGGCAGAACCAGTGAAGTACTGCGCAAAGAAAGCGGGTGAGCCTTTTGCAGGTGCGTTTTCAAAGACCCTGGAGTAACCAATGAGGCTTGCTCCTGGCCTTGGATCGTGTTTGCCCATGTATTCCTGAGCGAAATACTTGAGCTGCCACTGCATCGAATTAGGATTCTCACCAGCTTTGATTGCCTGATCCCTGGCCTTGTCGTAAGCGACACGACGTGCCCCTGTGTACTGGGAGATTCCTCTACCCAGGCCAGCACCCTTCTCAACGATGTCCAGGCCTTTAAGGTTTGGTCTGCCGGTCTCGACGATCCAAGAGCCGATAAGGCCGGCTGCCTGTTCAGGGGTGAATTTTGGAATCTTGCCGCCAGTTTCCTTTTGAGCCTGACCACTGGTTAGGTACTTCCAAGCGGTCTCTAGTTCAGCTGATCTGCTGATAGCGAAGTAGTTTCGAGGTGCCATTGGATAGATATAAAAAGAGCCCTCTAGAAGCCCCGTGGAGAGGCCTCTAGAAGGCGTAAGGATTGGAGACACCAGAGAGGCAATCAGGAGGCCTTGTAGGGCCTTCCTGACGCCCCTGAAGGGCACTAAGCTTTAACGCTGGTGGCCAAGCCGATGCTTGAAGCAGTCACAACATTGGCGCGGGCAGCACAAGCACTCAGCACATCAATCACATCTTCAATGCGATTGGCAGTGGTCAGAGCGCCCAGGGCCGTCACAGCAGTGGCGTCCAGCTTGGTTTTACCCTCGGCTTCAGCCTTGCAAGTAGAGAGAAGAGAAGCCGGCTTCACGCTGGCAGTAAAAACTTGAGCAGTCATTTTTAAGCAGTTTGATAGTACATAAATTCGTCAACCGACAATGATCCCTTGGCCTGGTTACAGCGACGACAGGCAGTGACACAATTGGCGGCTGTTGTCTCACCTCCCTTGCTCCGGGGGCGGACATGGTCAATCGTCAAATCGGTGGTAGAACCGCAATAAACGCAGCGATTATTGTCCCTGAGCTTGATCTCATCTCTCCACATTCGTTTCGCATCGGAACTGCGAAAGGTGAGGAGGTCATGCATGAGGCTTCGGGGGCTGTCCATCGGTGGCTCATTACTTCAAAGTTGATTTACCGTTCTTGCCATTACGAGCGCGATTACGACGGGGCGATTCCAATACCATCCGCCCGCTCTTCGTATGACTCAGATCTTTACCGCCCTTTCCGGCTATGCCACGGCGGCGCCTCTCCGTCCAGCGTTCTTCTGACTTTTGCTTAACGCCGGGTTTCTTGTTGTATTTACGCTGGTATGCGTTCTTTTTAGCCCTTAGCTTGGGGTTCTTCTTGTAAGGGTTGTATGGCATTAGATATGCTCCTGGACATCCTCAAACGTCAGCTCAGGGATCAAACCAGCAAGACTTGCCAGAGGTGAACCTTCGACTGCAACGCCTGTAATGTCGTTGGCCTTGAGCCAGTCACAAGCGGCCCGTAGATCGGCCGTGGATGCTTCACCCGACTTGATCCTGCCGATCAGTTCTTTTGTTAAAAGTGAATGGAGCTCGTCGAATGCGTCTTCACCTGCTCGCTTAGTCATAGTGACTCCTAGTGTTGCTTGAACACAATCTGATCAAGCTTGTTCTCAATGCGGATCATGTGATCTTCCATCTTGGCAAGCGCACCGGCTAACTCTTCTTTTGGTACATAGCGTTCAGCCATGCGGAGTTCAACTCGGTCCATGCGCTTGTCAACTTCCATGATCCTGTTGTTAAGTCGTGTATTGATGGCTACGAGGCCCGTAAACGCCGCAACGGCAGCGGAGATAATTGCTTCAATCATTTGGATCTAAATGTCATAAACCATCCAGAACCATCACCTTCTACCGCCCATCGGCGCATCCAGTTAGTCCATGTGTACTTGACTTGGTAACCTCCATGCCCACGGCTGACATACCCTCCAGCGACGTTGTTCATCTCCCCGAAAGGATCATGAAAAACACCGTGGAGTCCGTCATCTCCAATTAGCAACATCCAATGCCCACCACCCTGCGGCTTTGACACAGGGCCTTTATGGAGAACACCAGTCGCGACTGGATAGCCTTTCTTTAGCTCAGACAGCAGTGCGGAGCGAGTACCATTCTGATAGAAACAAGCAAGCACTCCATAGTCGGAACATGCCCGCAGGTGCGAGGTGTACTGGGTAGTGTCCCCGTATTTCAATACAGTCTTTAAGTAATCATCATCAGCATTACTGCCTTTGAGGGCATCAGGCTGGAGATACTTGATGGCCATAGCGCACGTAGAGCTAAAGCACATCCGATCTCCATGCCTGGTAGCACTATCGGTTTGCGAGTAATACTGCTTTACGGGAAGCAGCACCATCGCTTCAACCCTTAAAGATATTCTTGATTTGTTGAATCTTGTCGTCTTCCTTGCGAACCACCTTCAGGTAGGTCACGAGGGAAAGCAGCACCTGAGCAATGCTGTTTTCCTTCAGCTTGCTGGCGCCGACAACTTCAGAACCCAGAAACAGGGCGAAGAAAACGAGGGCCTCATACGAGACCTTCAGGCCGAATAGAGTAATCATTGTAATTGGGATTGAATGAGGTGAAATCTGTAGCGAAGCAGAGACGCTCTTCGTTGGTGTTATTAGGAAGAGTGCTATGCACAATGTGGCCCGGATGAACAACCATCATTCCGGGGTATGGGCTGATCCGTTTAAATACATTCCCACCAGAACCTGTTTGTGGGTCTTCATAAGCGCACCACATGGACCCTGCTGCGGGATCTTGGATTAGCAAGTCACCAGAGCCAGGGGGAACCTTGAGGTAGTAGATAGCAACCAACAGGTCCCATGGGTGAGTGTGAGGTGTAACCGCGAAATTTCCGCGCTGCGCTTGTAGCCAACCGCGCTTAACCTTGAAGGTTTCTGGCCTCCCCACAGTGGTCATCACCTCGTTAGCTCGACTCTCAAAACAAGAGGCAAGGAGCTTGAAGCCTGGAGTATTAACAAGCCTCCAGGCGTTATCGGTTGTAGCCGGTGTGGTTAGGTGAGTCCACTCCTCTAAGCACTGATCCAGCAACTCACTATGATCAAACACCCCAACAGGTGTCGGAAATAAAAGGTGAATCATGCAGGAATAAGCTCAACAGGGCGCAGACCAAATGGGTCCTGACGCTCCGGTCGAATATCTCCAACAATATTGGTAAGAATTAGACCAGTGGCGATAAAGAGTGCTTCAGCGAAGAAAGCCACATGGTCGAAGTAAGCATTATTACAGCTGACCTCGAACAACTCGCCTTGCAGGAACATGCAAGATCCCATGCAGCCTTGAAGCATGGGGCACCCAGCACACTCAGCTCGGTGCTTCCAATGCGTAGCTGTATTGAGCTTGACATTCTCCATATCAAGCATATGACCAATCTTATGGCTTTGACCGTTGCCGGCAAAAGCCACTTCGGAGGTGTTCTGACAAGTCAGGACATTGCCTCGCAGGTCAACAGCAATTTGATCCTCACTGTCCATGGAGCATTTCTGGCCGAGAACACGAGCTGGACGAAGCTTTTTCCATGAATCCAGCCAGGTTGAAAGCCGAAACTGCAACACATCAAAATTCCTAAGAATGTCACTGTTGTGCATCTCGGCGAAACCTTGGTTCGCAAACTTCTGGTACTCCTCGGGGCGTAGAGACATACTCTTACCACCTTCGTCATAGGCATCAACCATGCCACCCTCACCCAGCGACACATCAGGATTGCCAGTAAGTTCCCGGAAGAAATTAGCAGCTGCAACCCGCGACGTATTTAGACGGTTGAGCATAGGGTTGAAGGACATCCGTCCTACCCTTCCCATCTTCTCGTAAAGATAAAGCCAGACTTCTTTCTTAGAAGGGATGGTAAGAGGGTCAGGGCCCCGAACAGCTTGCCCAGGTCCATCATGAGAAATAGCCATGCTGAATCCCAGGTCATAAAGCCAATCAACCCATTCCTTGGTGAGCAGTGATCCGTTTGTGATGACGGACATCCGAATGTTTGGATAAGCTGCACGGATGCGCTCGGCCAATGGCTTGAACGTCTTTGCATATACCAGTGGCTCTCCACCCCAGAATTCAATCTTGCGACCCAGACCTCCTTCCGGTGGCTTAAACCAGGAGGTAAGGCTGGTCATGAATTCATCCACAAGAGGTACAGACATCTCGTCTGCATGCGGTACAAACCGCTGTGAGCAGTATTCGCAGGAGTAGTTACAGCTCAAGCCCATCTGGATCTTGATCATCTTCGGCATGCTGCTCTTGCCAAGCGGTGTTTGCTCGGACACTGCAGCTACAGAACCGCCAAATTGCTGGGGTTCTACAGCCACAACAAACTCGCCCGCTTCATTACGCAGCTCGCTCGTTTGGTTGTTGTAGTAGAGCTTATGCTCCTTCTTGGTGGCAGGATCTTGGAGGTGAAGAGTGAAGGTGGACATTACAGAAGTTCAAAGTTTGGCATTTGGATTTGTTCTCGGAGCCTCATATTGGCAACAACTAATACGCGATCTCTCTCGCCCTGATATGCCTCACTTTCGTGGAAGACATGGGATGGGTGAATGATTAACATCCCTGGATGTGGCGAGATAATATGATTCTGCGTATGGTTGAATGCTCTTGAGCGGTAGCTAACCGGATCAATGACCATAAAGCGACCACCGGCATCTCGCATCACTGCAGGATCACCAGAGTCAGTTACATCGAGGTCGGCATAAAAAACTGCGACATAGTCACAGCCACGATGGCAGTGGACCTTTGATCGCTCGCCCTTTTTCATGACACGGGCAAACATGAAGGTGTCGATGCCTACTGTGTGTGATTCAGGGTGGCCCTCTACCTGTAAATAAGCCTTCATTCTCTGATGAAGTAACTTACGGTAGGCTTGAACACCAGGGCAAGGAGACCGCAACATGCAGTACATCTCCCTGGTGTTCATAAGCTGCTCTGGTAAATAACTATTCTGCGAGAAGTAGTTCTTTGCGGTGGATATAAGTGCTTTATGATTGTGATTAGTTAGCTCTGGCAGTAAGTTGTCAACACCAATATTGACAGGCCAAAGCTGTCTAATTTGCATTAGGTAAGGTGAATTAAGACTTCGGATTCGCCAGTCCAGTACTTATAGCCAGCCTTGACCTTAATGACCTCTCCAGGCAGCAGCGATTCGGTCTTGAGCAAAACGATGCCAGAGGTCGTAATTCTGGTACGCGCAAGCATACCGCTAAAAGTCTCTAGATAAATCGTAGTGCCAGGAATATGCTGTTGAATTGAGAGTTCAACGTCCTTACCAGCAGTTACTTCTGAGGGTGCAGAGATTGAGACGGACTGGGTAGATGTTACCTCAGAGACGGTATCGAGTTCTTGAATAACATCAAGACTAGATACATCAAGGTTGCCATCATCAAAGACAAAGATTGAGATATTCTCGGTTGAGCTGGTTTTAGCTGGGGTCCAAATTAAAGCCAATCGCAAGAGATCATCTTTAAACGCCCTTGGATTTGACTTAGTAAAGAAGGTTTGCGTGATGACCTGCTCTACAGTGAAAGACAAATTAGTTTCAGCCTTGGAACTAATCAAGACGAAACCATTGTCTTCGCTTTTGCTGAGAATATCGTCCCAGGCAAAAGAAAACTGATTAAATTCAGACGTGACCCGCTCAGGACCTTCCCCGTCAATGAAGACAGGTACATCTAGAATGATACCTTCATTGTTAACGGTAATTTTACCGCCCGACAGCCTGCTAGTAGACCCCGCAAAGCTTTTGCGTTTGTCAATTGTATATATTTTCATGGGAGATTAGCAGTTACAAGCGCATGCACAGTTCCATCTGTGACCACAGTTATAATTTCCACAAGCGCCAATATTACCACCCTGGTCTAGAAAATAAGTACCGCCACAGTTGTGACATGCGTAGTCACAATCACCATGACAGTTGCAGGCATTCAGATTAGCCAACTGGGCATTGATGGTATTGAAAAAGTGACTGTTGTAATCAGCAGTACCAATACCAGTGACGTGGCCGTTAGAAAGGGTGATGCTGCTGATAACAGCTCCAGTACTTACACTAGCGTTGCCCTGGCTAGAGACAGTTGCGTGGCTGAGGGTAATGTTACCGCTTAGGGCACCACCGCCTGAGAGTTGTGAACCAGCACTAACTGTCCGACCTGTTGGAACAGAGGCATTCTGTGCATTGGTCTGTGCAGTATTCGCGTATCCCTGTGCAGTTGTGTTGGCACTAGAGAGAGTAGTCGAGTTAGCTGCAGTTACAAACGCTGTCGTAGCAATCTGGGTAGTGTTAGTACCTGCAGTTGCTGTAGGGGCTGTAGGAGTACCACCTAGCCCAGGCGATGTAGCAAAAACCAGCGATCCAGTGCCGGTTTCATCGGAGATAGCTGCAGCCAAGTTGGCGGAAGTGTCCGATAGTCCGTAACCAGCAAACGTCGTTGGGTTGCTAGCGCCCGTTACACGGCCCTTAGCATCGACAGTGACAGAGCGGTATGTGCCAGCAGTTGCACCGGAAGCAGAAAGCTTCTCAGTCGTCACTGAACCATCAGCAAGGTCGCCAGTTGCAATGGTGCCATTGGCAATCATCGCGCTTGTTACCGTGCCCGTATCAGAGGTGGTGACAATGCCGGCAGGAAGCGGAGCAGTGGTTGCAGCAGTGACTTGGCCCTGTGCGTTAATGGAAAGGACAGGAACAGCTGTAGAGGCTCCGTAATTACCAGCAGTTACGCCGGTAGAGGCCAGCTTTCCAGAAGCAATAGCTGCAGAGGCGTTGATGTCTGCATCAACAATGGTCCCATCAGCAAGATGGGTTGAAGTAACGGACCCAGCGGGGAGGTTGCTGAGGTCCTGGCGGAGCAGAGGGCGACCACCAGCCGTTGTACCGTCATGTACAACAACTGTATCTTTGGTGGTATCAACAGTGATCTCACCCTCAGCACCAGTAAAAGTGTTGTGTTGCGTCGTAGTTCCGCGACGCAGTCTAAGAAGTTTTGCCATTTCTACTAAATAGTTCCGAAGTCGATCGTGAGATCAGCGCCGTCGATAACGGCAGCATTATTGATATTTTTTCCGTTGGCGTTTAGGTTGCCACCTAGAGTAGGGGTGGTATCTGACTGGATTTGGGAAATACCAGCAGCGATAGAGCTGAAAATACTACCGTTAAAGTACTTAAGTACACTATTGACGGTGTCAAACCACAAGCGCCCCATTGTTGGAGACGTAGGCTGAGCAGCACTGATGGTATATTCTGCTGCATAGCGATTTACATCAGCTATCGAGCCACCAACATAATTGACGTTGGCAATTGAACCAGCTACCGTATTGACATTAGAGATTGCACCTGAAACCGTATTAACGCTATTAATTGACCCGGCAACAGTTGTAACATTTGCAGAAACACCAGCGACGGTATTTACGCTGATAATGCTATTCTCAACAGTATTAATGTCAGCGATATTATCGACGATAACATTAACGTCTGCTATATTGGTCGCAACCGTTTGAATTTGGGAAATGCTGTTACCACAGGTTTCCAAAGCTCCACCACTTTGACCCGCCAGAAGGGGGTCAGCTACGGAACCGAGGTCACTCTCAGTCGAGAGGTCGTTAGCAACGACAGCAATATCGTTAAGGTCGGACTGGTTGGGGGTAATTGCACCCCATACATCGCCATCCCAAGCCTTGATGACCTGGGCCAGCGTGTCAAACCATAGGTCGCCAGGCTGGATGGGGGAGCTGTCGTAGCGGGTCGTAGGGGCATTAGGACCAATCTGATAAAGATCAGAGAAGTTGTTAATGTCTACAACATTGATCGCAGCAGTTTGTACTGCAGCAATACTCCCAGCAACAGTGCTGACTTCCGTAGCCTTCGGCGTAAGCCGGTGGAAGGTGTAAGTGTGAAGGGTAGCGGTGGTTTCTACAAGGACACCAAAGCCAGCAGGAAGATTGCTGGTAACCCCAGTGATAGTGACATTATTGCCGGCACCAGCACCATTAGGGATAGTGACCGTACCGCTGGAAGGGGTGTAAGAAGCACTGAGTTCTTTGATACTGATGATGGTTCCTGCACCGTCCGGGCTATTGATGTCCGGGTTAGCTGCAGGGAAGCTGGTCTCGTTGGCAATAGGCACAAAGCCGCCAACATCGTCGACCAGATCGATGATGCGCTTGTCGATAGCCGCCGTAGAGGCGATCCGCTGATCACTAGATGACCAAGTATCTCCAGAGAAGATGGTTTCGCTAGTGTCCTGACGGAAATAGCGCAGGTCTGAGGCAGAGGTCGTGAATACACTGCTGTCATTGACAGTGGCACCCAGGACCTCAGCATTAGTTACAACAGCACCGTCTGTCAGCTTTGCAAGAGCAATAGTGCCGTCAGCAATCTTGTCGTTGGTGACCGACTGATCAGCTAGTTTGCCAGTTGTGACATTAAGATCTGCGATCTTTGCCGTTGTTACGTTCTGATCGGCAATCTTTGCAGTGACAACGTTAGCGTCAAGTATCTTTGCAGTCGTGACATTGCCGTCAGCAATCTTAACCGTAGTTACATTACTGTCGGCGATCTTTGCCGTAGTAACATTCTGATCAGCAATCTTGGGCGTAGTGACGTTGCTGTCAGCAATCTTGCCTGTTGTGACATTTAGATCAGCGATCTTGGCGGTAGTGACACCGAGATCATTAATCTTTGCCGTTGTGACATTCAGGTTGGCAATCTTATCCGTCGTGACGTTGCTATCAGCAATCTTAGCTGTAGTAACGTTTTGATCAGCAATCTTTGCCGTAGTGACGTTTGAGTTGGCAATCTTCGCGGTCGTGACATTGCTGTCAGCGATCATTGAAGTTGCAACAGTCCCTACATCTCCGGTGCTAACGAGGTTGCCACTGGAGTTAGGGAGATTGAGAGTACGATCGGCAGTGGGATCACCGCCCAGCAAGCTGGTTTCGAACGCATCATCGGTTGCACCCTCAAAGATCAGGCCCTGGCCCGCTGTAAACGATAGGTTGCCGAAAAGCTCACCACCAGAACGGTCAAGCCGACGCTCAACCGTCTCCTGGGTGTTGTACAGAACTTGGTTGAAGTTCGCGTTCAGGTCTTGGGCACGAACAGTCGAGCCTGGGTAGAAAGTCGCCTTAGCCGTATCCGCATTGGTAACGCGATAGATGCGAATCTTGGTCCCGTTAGTGGGCGCAGCGTTAAACTGAACCGTAGTAGCGTTGGCGAGCGTATATGCAATTGTGTCAACACCGTCAAGGCTAACCTTGATATCGGTAGTTGCTAGGTATGGGAAGGTAAAAGAGTAGAGAACGGCAGAACCGTTCCCTACATAGGTATTCTCAGCTAGAGCCATTACGGATTGCCAATTTGGACGAGTTGGTTAATGGCCGTGAATTTGCGTAAGAGTTCGGCATCAGCACCCTGAGAAGAAAGATGCTTCATCGCAATTTCCTTTGAGTTATTTCGGATAGAACGGATGTCTCCGTGAATATCACGATCTAGGATTACTTTTGCCGCAAATGATCTCCCCTCCTGGGCTCCGCCAGGGTTCTCTTTCCTCAGCTTGTTGAACTTGTTCCAGAGATTGTTAAACCTCTCTGATTTGAAATAAGTTTCAAGCTGTCCCCTTAGATTCCCCTGAGTGTGCATAGCCAAAGAGAGAGCTGATTGCTCCTGAAGTCCTAGATTCACACCTTTGTAGGTCCGATAGGAGTCCTCGGGTTTGATTTCATACCCGACCATCTTTAGCTTCTGCTTGACTTTGTCTTTCGGATCAACAGGTAGGACAGCTCCCGGCCATAGGAACTCATTTAAGAGCGAGGCACCTACATGTGACCAGTAGTCATCTGTTTTACCGAGTGCCGCAACCCGAGGCTGTGGTTTACCTGTGAGTTCGTCGTAGATCGGTGGGAGTCCAACTCCGCCAATGGTGCGTTGCCCTAACTTTGCCATAAACGTTGTGGCATTATTACCATCGTCTCTGCTGGCTTGAAAGAAAGGAGCAAAGTACCCAGCAACTGCGGGGACTACTGTCGGCATGGGTATCGAAGCAATCGTGCTTGCAAAAGCATTTACACGACTCGGGTCCATGTTCTTCACATCCAACAGCTCAGATGCCTGAAGCAGGCCTTGGTTGAATGACTGATCCAAGGTGGACATACCCATGGTAAAGACCATCTCAGTCAGAAACTTGTCGTAATCCCCACGAGTCAGGATCTCATCCCTAAAGCCATTAACAGCATCTGCTAGTGGCGTTAAGACCATTGAAAGCAGAGGGATCCGGTTATATGGGATAGCAATGTATCCCGTCTCAGTTCCAGGAGCAGGGGCGATGAAGGATTGCCTAGGTTTGTCTTTCTCATTGACCCCGGTTAAGCCACCCATCGCCGCATACAAAACACCAGTCAAAGCTGTCAGTTCGGCTAGTGCAAATGACGACTGAAGCTGAATTCGAGCTGCGTCACCCATCTCCCCGGACATTATTGCCTTGTAACGAGGGAAGAGTGCCTGCATTGCTGCAGTACCACCAACTCTGGTAGTTGCACCAGCTAAGTAGACGCCCCCCCTTTCAAGGGCGTTGTAGGACATCCGAGTGAAGGGTGAGAAGAATCTGAAGATGGCCGACTCATCTGCACCGGCCTTAATGCCTCTAAATCCAGCATCAATGGCATTCCCGAGCAATCCGTTGTCAATAAAGTCTTTATCAAGCGGATCGGGGATATCGTTCTGGAAGGTGCGAGCTCGAGCGATGTATTGAACTTCTGGATCAATAATCTTGCCGTGCTGAATGCCTTGTGTGAAAACAAGGTTGAAATGCCTGTCTACCAGTCGCTTGAGGGTGTCTTTATCACTAAGAAGGTTCATCTGCTGGGCTTCTTGGAAAGCCCTTCCAGTAGCAACCTGAGCAGCTGTGACAGCCTTAGCCCCTTCGTCTTGAGCGACTAACAACCGTTGTGGCATACCCAGAAGGGGATTATTGGCCAGTTGCTCAAGCTTATATGTGATGAACTCACCAAACTTCTCTGACATAGGAGACTTGGCATCGTTCATCGATCGCACCATTTGCATGTGTCGATCTTCAATCTGGGCTGCACGCTCTACATGGGACAGGGTGTTGTCACCGTAGCGGACGTGGCCATCAAGCAGTGGCTTGTTAGCTTTGAAAGCTCGCCCCATATCGGACAAGGATGAACTTAGATGACTCCAACCTCCGACAAGTTGACCTAAGGCGTATGAGCGCTCTCCACTCCATGCTGATCCAATAGGCTCCCCGACAAGGGTCACCAAGTTGGATACAAGTGAGGTAATCTGAGTCCTCGGTCGAGAGAGGCGGAATGCGTACCAGATGGTACTAACGGCCTCTTGAAAGTCCTTGTTCCGTGCTTTCTTCAATGCAGCACTGAGGACTGTAGAGTTGGACAGTGCTTCCCTTGGGTCAGAATATGCAATATAGTTGACGTATTGCTTAAGAAGGTTCAGAGAATCTTCGTCACCATTCTTTGCTCCTTCCCACATCTCACGCAGGGTCTTTCCAGGATCTTCATCAGTCCATCTGACCTTCGTGAGATCTGAGGCGCTTGCCGTATGATATGAGTCAGGAAAAGGCGCTGATTTTGCATTTCGTACATCAGCATCTTTTAATGCCTCAAGAGTCTTACGCTGCTGTGCATATCCCTCAACGGCCCAGCGACGCTTTGCACGCCGCATTGGAATCAGAAAGAGGTTAGCTGTGTCATGGAGTGACAGCAGGTTTTCAAAAGCCTGCATGAAATCGATGTTTAAATTCTCAAGATTTAGAACATCGCGTGCCTGCTTTTGAATCCTAATCCCTAACTCTTCAGCAACTAAACTTGCAGCAAGGAAGCCCTCCTTTTCTACCTGAAGATACTCAGACATTGCAATCTTGAGTTCGTCAGGAACTGGGCCATCCTTTATTGGGCTGGTAAAGTTCTTAGCAAAACTCTTGGCAATTGTGTCAATATCAGTTTCGAATAGCCCAGAATTGTGCTTCCACCAATCCAGGACACGATCAATCGACTCGCGCATGTCTGTGGGGAAATCCCGCAGCCTCTTGAGCGTTGATGTAGCCTCTTTGAGGACAGTCTGAAGCCCCTCCTCATCTACAACGGCACGCCAGTTAGTGAAGTAATGGCGGCCTGCCATGAGTGTGTCATCGGATGCTAGGGCCGATGGTCTGAGGACCTCAGCGGTAAGGGCTACTGGGTTGACACTTGTAGCCTGGTTTGCTGATGGTTCGACATTCCTAGCTTTATTAACGGCTTCAGTAATGAGTTGGCCCTCATCCCCCTTTAAAGACAAATTGAGTGGATCGAGGTATCTCCCCTTCCCATCCGGGTGGGCACGCACAACTCCATATTGGTGACCATGAAACTCATCTACATCACCAAATCCCAAGCGTTTATAGATTTTGCCTCTAGTGTTTGGAAGCGGAACTTCTGGGGGGTTTGTATACCAGTCATACCCTTGCGTGATTGCAGCAAGACGTTCCGCCCTTTCGAGCTGATCATCAGCGTTCAGGCTGTCCCAATAATCTCCAGGTGTAGCATAGGATTCAGAGCCATCTGCAGCTGTCCAAGGAAATTGATCAGAGTTCTGCTTAATCCAGTCCTCTCTTGCTTGCGCAAGAAACTTCCCAACACGCTCTTCTTCTGCAAATCCCCTTGCCAACTCTTCAGCTTGAGTAACACGCCTTTTTGCTGCCTTACTACCTCTTACGGAGTCATCGATTGGAGCATTACTGAGAATAGTCCCAGGCTCCATTGTTGACAGCCACTTGTTGAATGTAGATATTACCTGCTTTCCGCTAAACCCAATCTTTGAGGATTCCCAGCTTACATCCCAGATGGATGTGCCGAGATTGTCTAGGGTAATAGCGTATTGAGGCGTGGCAAACTTTTCCTTGCTGAATGCAAATGCAATTGTATTGTCATTGCCTAGGTCCAGCTTCTGCGTAACAACGTCAGTAAGACCCATTAACGTGGACATGGGCATATTACGCTGAAGCGCAAATTGCTGATCCTTCAAGCCGGATGTAAAATCCTTAAGTTCCTTAAAAGATTCAAAAGTACTAGTCCAGTTTTGATTTGCCTCATCAATCTGCCGATTAAGATCCTGCCACTGCTCGGTTAGAGCATTTACATCTACAGGGTCCTCTTGCGCTTTAACGACCGGTACGCTGCTGTCAATATCAGCAACATCATGAGGTTCTGCTAGATCAGAATACTTAGGTGTGTTGACATTGCTGATGGTCTCCCTAACTTCTGCTGAGTTGGTGCCCAGCACACGGGCGACTCGCTCATAAACAGGGGAAAACTTTTCAGCTGCTATTGGAGCAACACGCTTTAGTATTTGATCTGCAGCTATGTTGATTCCGAAGTTCTGAAGAAAGCCGATACTTCCTGTTAACGCCTTACCAGTGATGGTTTTACCTTCAATCATCTCCTGGGTGAGCTGGGTGCCGTCGTACCCCAAGTAGGAGGCGAGGTTACCCACTTGAACAGCAAGTTCGCGTCCAGCAATCAGCTCGTCAACGTTGTCCTGCGCAACGGTTTCAGCAAATGATTCAACACCTAGAGCTGTCGTTGTACTTGCAGCCGGACCAGCTACACCACCAGTCAATATCGAGGGGAGGACAATCTCGGTAATCTTAAAGATTGTATCGCTGACGGGATGGTCTTTAACGATTTCAGGAGAACGGGACCATGGTGCATTTTGACCAGCTAACGAGGCAGCAAGTGTAAATGGCAGCGCAATGCCAGCTTGCATACCTGTAGAAACGGCCTCGAGGTTCGTGTTTAAACCCTGCGCGGCTTGTTCAAATGAACTCCCGTTCTCCTTAACTTCGTTTGCTCTTTGCTCTTCAAATTGTTTAAGCTCTCCAGAACTCTTGACAAAGTCGTCAGTTGCCTGTGTTGCAGACTTAACCGGGCCAAAGTTCTGAGGGGTGATCTGATTTATCCCAGCTGCGATTGCGTTAATACCATCGCTAACTGCATCATTCCATGCGTAGTTAAGAGCTTGGCCTACTTGAGTAACGAACCCATCCGGTCGTTGCTGTGGCTGTGCTGTCTTAGCTACATCACGAGGGGTCTGAGGGGCAGCCGCAGCTGCCTGACGCTTTTGCTCTTCATCTTGACGACGGACCTCGGCCCGACGTGCTTCTAGCTCAGCTCTGCGCCGTTGCTCCTCTTCATAGTTGTAAGACATTTCCTACTTAAAAGACACATGAATGTGATCGTCATGATCTGGGATGGCGTTACTCCCAGGCCTACCGATAAATCTGCCATCTCTATAGAACCCTTTCTTATTCCAGTAGAGTTCTGCGATGCCCAACTGGGCTTGATTAGAGACCAGATAATTCCACGCCTTTGAGAGTTGCTGTGGTGTGTTGTGGGACAGTGCGATGTCCAAAGCCTGGTTACTATGGTGATAAGAGCCCGCTGTGCGGCCACTTACACCTGCTGGAGCTACACGTTGGCCACCAGAAGCCACATAGCCACGATTTAGGTCAAAGTTTGGGTGCTGCCAAATACCTGACACACCCATACTCAAAAGATTTCGACCAACATTTACAGTACGTTTGACGGCCGGTTGAGACAGTCCACTGTATGTTCCTTGATTCTCGAGTTGCTTTAGGATCCGATCTGCATAGGTAAACCGACTACCAACATCCCCATAGACCCAATACCCATACACAGCCTGCTCAAGCTGCCTAGGAGTTGAGTTTGGATTCATAAAGGTACGCCATGCCTGTGGATAGTTCTTACGCATATCCATAATCATGTAGTCCAACTGCTCCGCATCAGAGATACGAGTAATTGGTCTACCGAAGTGCTTTTGAATTGCGTCGAGGCGACCTGCCCTCCAACTTGCTAATCCACCGGCCTTAGCCCCTAAGTCATCCCACGGAGCTTTTTGCCCGTTAAAGGCTCCATTCTCCTGCTGTAGACTTCCGCTCATGTAGGCGGCTGCCTTAGTTGGAGTCCCATGACGTGACTTGAGATAGTTAGCAACCTGAAGTGGGTTGGTAAAGTCTCCATTCGCAGGGGGACTACCGCCCATGCTCACAGGTGCCTGAAGCATCTTTGGCTCTTGGCCGTAAGCCCTCAGTTGACTGTTGAGCAACGCCAAAGGAGTTACGTTCAATTCCTGAGCACGTCTAGATAGAACCTTCTGAACATCACCCCTGTCCCATGCTTCGGAGAGAATTGCGACTTGGTCTTGGTCAAAGACCTTGTCTCCACGGTTTAGTCGGAACTGCGAACGAATTGTTGGGCCAACAGCCTGACTCCCCGAGGTGAATCTTGTCCAATCACGGCTACCTGTCCACTTGTCTATATCAGGGCTATAACTCAATTTCTGAGGCAGAGCCTTGAGACGGTTAAGTGGAGTTTTGTTGGTTGGGTCGGAGAGATTACCAGTAACAGTTGGAACGTAGTATTTTCCAGCTGCATCACTTACATTTGATTTAAAGAAGTCCCGCTCAACCTGTGAAAGAGCATTAGTAAGAGCAGGTCCCTTGAGGTCGGGATTTTGCTTCCGAAACAGGATAAGTTGAGCCTCAAGATCAGACTTGTACTGAGCCTGAATACGCTTAACCTGATCCAGCGGCAAGTAGGGTGTATTAACACCAGGGATAAAAGAACCTGTAGGATCTTTCTTCCACCCCGCTACTTGTTCAAGCTTGACGTTAAAGGAGGTAGAGCCGGCACTAAGGGTGTCTTGTACCTCTGAAGAACGCTGCGTCTCAGCAGACTTGAGCATACCCTCAGCCGTTGAATAATCCTCCGGCTTCATCATGCTTCGATAACGCTCAAGCTCTTCTGTTGAAGAGATCTCTCTCTCTTGAATTGCCTTGAAAACTTGAGCTTTGGTATATTGAGAGTTCTGAGGCTGACCTAGATCGTAGGCAGTTTGACTGATCTTGTAGGACTCTTCATAGAAGCCAGCCTTGGCGAAGATATCCTGATGCTTTGCGATAATTTCCTGTCTCTGAGCTGGGTCTTGGACACCATTCAGCTCTTTATACAGGTTTTGGTTTAAGGTGATAAGTTGTTGACGCTTGAGCTTTTCACCCTCGCTTTGTGCAAGCTGTTTGGCAGCCTGGAATTCAGGAGCATACGTTTTACCCAGCTGAGTACCCTCTTGCCCAGGTACAGCTAGCACCATCTCAAACTGCTTAACTCTCTCTAGTCCGTCAGGCTCTAAGGCCATCCTCCCAAGCAGTCTTGTAAGCGTCCAAGCATTTTCCTCTCGAGCACTGTTAAAGCCGTGATCTTTCAGGCGTGTTTCAGAGGAAGCTTTTTCCCAAAGCTGCTGGTTATTAAAGTTCTTAGTACCGTATAGATTATAAATATAACTTTCTGTTCCAAGCCTGTTGTCTTGCTGTTGCGTCTTAATCGCTTGATTAACTACTGTATAACGTATCTCATCATCAGCAGCCCTCAGCGTTTGCGCATACATCAGCTGAGTATTGCGGTCTGCATTGAACAAACCAGTCATGCCAAAGTACTGCCGCTTTAGCTCTGAGATGAGCCTTGTAGCTTCAGTTAAATTCCTTGCCTTGAGATTTGACGGCAGCTTATTTAAGGCTTCCAGCAGAAATGGTCTGTAATTGCTCACGGCCTCCGCTGCTGAAAAGCGCATGCCCTCCAACTGCTTGAAGATCGAACTGTCCTGCAGCTGCATGGCCAGTGAGCGGCTTTCTACGTCGCCACTCTTCCGTAATTCGTTCGCAACTGCTGTTGTTCCTTGAGCGTCTGCTGTGATAGCTGCTTGCTGCAGACCAACATTTTGTTGTTCTTGCGGAGTGACATTCCAAGCAGACTCAATAAAAGCATTCTCTTTCTGCGCCCTATCCTTAAGCTCATTGATTTGCTGAAAGGATTGAACGGCTGTCTGAGAAAAGCCAAGCAAACCAAGCAAAGCCTTGCTGGTGGTAGCTGACTGAGTTTGAGAAAGAGAAGCGTTGTAACTTGCAATCTCCTTGTTAGCCGCTAAGAGTCGATTATCAATCTCCATTTGGCGGTTAGCAGCACGAGCCAAGACTTCGACTTGAGCTAGTTGTGCTGCAGACTGCTGTTTGATTTGCTCAGAAGGATCATATGAACGAACAGGTTCATAGGCTACCGACTGGGCTTGAGGCTCAAAATTAGAACCATATTGATCAGGCGAATAAATTCGACCTTTAACGTCCTGAGATCTCTTTTCCATTATGCCCATCGATACGAAGGAATGCCGAGGCCTAGATTTGTACCAAATCCTGTAGGTTCGGGTGCAAAGCGAGGAGCCTGCACAGGAGCAGAGACCCTAGATAGCGCCATGTTGTTATCAGACTCTTGCTTAAGCTGAGCCATAGAAACATTTACGCCATACTGATCGGTTGCGCTCCGAAGAGATGCGGACTGTTGAGCAGCAGCAATTCCGGCTTGACGTTGGGTGTCCATTGCAAGAAGACCCACCGATTGGCCAGTAGCACCTGTAGAAAGAACACGGCCAAGGGATCCGATTGACTTGGCATAGATCTCTTGACTCTTAAAAGCCGCCTTGTCGCGAGCCTCTTTAAGCTTCATCTGCTCAGCTGTATAAACACGATTTACGGCTTCACTGCTGTTAAATACGTTCTGGTTGTAAGCAAGCATTTGCGCTTGCTGAGCACGGACATCACCCTGATGCTTGATGGCTTGAGCCTCTCGCTCGTAGAATGCTTGGCGTTGAGCATTTTGGTAAGCGAGATTGTTTTGTTGCTGGGTAGCTGCAACCTGATAATTAAATTGAGCCTGCTGTACTTGCTGTGCTTGTGCCTGTTGGTAGTAGCTAAGGCCAAGACCTGCAACAGAAGTAAATGCTCCAAAGGCAGCAGCAGAAATGCCAGCAGCTGCACTGGCCCCCATGCTGGCAACACTTGAGCCAGCAATCGCAGCGCCTATCGCTGGGATGCACATAGTTTTACTATCTCCAAATAAGGAAGGAAATATGGTCTGGTATTAACTACCCGCAATGCTTTAAAGCCCAGCATTTTGAGTAGCTTGTGGTGATAGTGGTTCCTTGCGTCTGCGAGGTTCCACAGAAGCTCATAGTTCTGTTCGTGCTCTGAGAGCCACCTACGAGCCCCTCTAACGAAGGTGTGAGGCT